GCTCGAAGATAAACTCGAGAATGCAGTCGAAGATCTTTTTGCCAAAGCACTAAAGAAGGCAGGATTTTCTGATGCAACTGCAGCGAAACTTTCTGCAAGATTCGGAGATTCTTTAACTGCCGGCCTCGAAGACAAGTATTTCCAAACATTTACAAGCGAAATGAAACGAGCATCTTGCGCCGACATTCGTAACAATTTCAATCCACAGAATGGTAATATCATAGGTGCTTCTGCTTTTGCCGAAACATATGTTGATGCTATTCAAAGAGCTTCGAATAAAATTACTGTTGATGGTTTGGATACGATGCAATTTCCTGACCACATCAGTGAAAATTATTATATGTCATTTAAGTTTAAACAATACCAACGTCCTTCTCCTCATACAAAAGGAGATCTTAAGTTTGTACAAGCATTTGCTCTTCCTCTTCCGAAAGGAATAAGAGAAAGCTTTGATATTGAAGTTGCTCCAAATGCCACAGGTCTGAAAGGTGGAATTGCAGATGCGATGCAAAACTTTGTAACAGCACCAGGCGGTAAAGAACGAACACAAGCCATAACAAATTCAGTCGCCGCGCTTGCTTTTAGCGCGATGGTTCAATCAACAGGAGATGTAGGAGCTCTCGGCGCTCAAGCGATTGGCGCTGTTCCAAATCCTCACATACAAGCTTTATTTAGCGGCGTTCCACTCCGTACTCACAGATTCGAATGGACTTTTGCTCCTCGTAATCCAGAAGAAAGTCAACAGTTAATGAATCTGTTGAAAGCAATGAAAGCATATGCTTTGCCATCATATAGTAGCTTAGGAACTGCGGCCCTCGCATATCCTTTCTTATGTCAACCAGAATTAAGAATTATGAAAGGTGAACCTGGATTAATTCAATTTTTCCCGTGTCTCATTCAATCGATTGAACTCAATTACTCTCCACAAGGAATTCCTGCATTCTTTGAAGGCACAAGCCACCCGGCATTTATCGAATGTTCAATTTCAATGATTGAAACACAGATTCAAACTTCGCGTGATTATGGCAGAGAAGGCGGAGATCGTCTGAGCGAAACTTGGGAAACTTTCAAGACGCAAATACAAAAAGGCATTGATGCTGCAGGACTTGATTTTAATATTGATAAAACAATAGCTGACACTACGGGTTACGTAGAAGGTGCGCTTAGTAATAAAGAAGAAAAGAAACCCTAATAATGGCAAGATATTTCGATCGATTTCCAGTTGTAGACTATGGAGGAAACGTTGCCAAGAATATCTTGGCACGCGTCGACTTTACTGATAAAACAAAAAAAGAAATCTATTCTACCTTTCAGTTTACTCTTGAAGAAGGCTTCGAGAGGCCAGACATTTTGTCTTATAACTATTACGGATCTTCGAAATTTGACTGGATGATCTATCTTACGAACAACATCGTTGATCCTTATTACGATTACTATAAATCAGCAGAAGATTTTAAGAATTATATTGAAACAAAGTATGGATCAAATTCGAATGCTCGAGCGATTACTCTCTTCTATCGATTAAACTGGCATGAAGATGAAAGAATTATTACTCTTCAACAATACGATTCTCTCCTTGCCGATGAAACTACAAATACTCAAAAGTATTGGAAGCCAAAACTTACGAATACTGGTGCAGTGATCGGCTACGAAAGAATCAAAGAAGATTGGATAGTATCCACAAACAAAATATTATCGTTGACTCTTACTGCTTCTCCAACACAATTCCAAGTCGGAGATCGAGTGTCTCAGACGAGCACTGGTGCTTATGCGACCGTTGACTATGTTGATCTTGAAAATAATAGCTTAACCGTAAAGCACGTCAACGGAACTTTTGCAGTCAATCAAGCAGAAGGAATAAAAACAATTACTCCGATAAAGCAAAACATTTCTACTGCAGAAACAGAGTATTGGTATGCCGTAAATGCATATGATGATGAGAAAGAAAGAAACGAATTGAAGCGAAATATATTTGTTCTCAAGTCTTCTTATCTCGCTGAAACAGAAAAACAATTTATACAACAATTGAGTTCGTAATATGATTTCTCAAATTAGAGACGGGCAGTTTAAACTTAACGAGTTCTTAATGATTGATAATACAGCAAAAACTGTCGATTGCGGCAAGGCTGTTGATTTGACTCCTGTCTGTGTACAAGCAAACATATATGAATCTATACTCGAACCTGCTGTTCGTGCACAATTCGAATTCTATGAGGCGAAGGGCGCAGGAGATAAATTTGTTTTTACAGATAAGAAAATTATCATTGATTTTACAACAGACGAAGATAATTCAAAATCGTCTATTCGATACGAACTTTATGTTATTAATAAACCAGTTACTTTTAATTCTCCCGATGATAAAGCACTAATTTATAAAGTGGAGTGTGTTACATATGAAGCATGGAAAGCTTCGACCATAAAAAACACACCGCTTGTTAGGAAAAACATCGAGTGCGAGAATATGGTAAAAGCATATCTTAACTTAACGAAATCAAATAAACCTTTCTTTGCAGAAAAAACTCGTGGGTTGCATGCATTTAACTTTACTGAAAAGACTCCATTCGAGTGTATTGATCAAATTAGATTAGAACATGCAATGTCTCAAGAATTTAACGGCCATTGTTTTTACTTCTTTGAAAACAAGTACGGATTTGTTTTTAAAAGCATGGAAGCGTTAATCAAAGAAGGCATAAAAAATATCGGCGACAAGTGTTTTACACAATCTACTTTAACCAACTTAAATGTAACCGGAGCAAAGTGGAGAAACATCTTAACTACTAAAATTATTCAAAGCGGCAACGAAGGAATTTTAAGATTAATTGGAGGTGGAAGATCGACGTGTCAACTACAAAATAGTGTCACTGGAGACATCATTTCTTTTCAAGCTGATCCAAAAAATTTACAATTTGAAACACTAAACGAAGGATCTGCATCTACAAATCTTAAAGCTCAGGTTGAGAAAACTGAAGATGGAAATGAAGGAGCTCCTCGAGCGATTCCTTTTGATCCGACTGTTGGAAATGCAGAGAGAGCCGAAAAGTTTAATCATATGCCTTATTACATGAGTCACTTTTTAACAGTGGTTATGCAAATCACTATTTATGGAGATTCAGCCATTACTGTTGGAGATGTGATTCACTGTCAATTACCCGAAGCGGCTGGCCTTACAAGAGGAGAAGAAAATCCTGTGAATGAAGATAGCGCTGTCACGACAGGTAATTATGTTGTAACTAAATGCCGTCATATGCTGACTTTCAATGAAAAAGCAGAATATGCACAGGGGTTAGAGCTCGTAAAAGATGGCATCGGTGGATTGCCAAAAACACACACAGTTTAGAGGATGATAAATGCAAGTTCCAAGATTTTTTGAAGGTATAGTAGCAGAAGATCCGACGACAGATCTCGGTTTAGAAGCTGATAAACCACAAACTGGCAGAGTTTTAGTAAGAGAACTTTTAGGTCACTCTAATCAAGTGAATTCTGAAGATTTATTACCGTCATATGTTATGATGCCAACTACGAGCGCCGGAGTCTCTGGAATTGGATTAAGTCCGACTGGTCTCTTAAAGGGATCTCGAGTCATGTGCATGAAGCTTCCAAATCAACAGTCGGCATATATTCTTGGTGTGTTAAACTATGCGCCAGAAGGCAATCACAGCGTATCTTCATATGCTCGTGGTCAAGGTGAACCAGAAGAAAAAACTCAAAATCGAATTAAGACTGATGATGGTTTCTACGTTGAACCAGAATCGAAGTACAAGGCGAGATATCCTTATAATAATACCATGACTACTCGCAGCGGTCACTTAGTAGAGCTAGATGATACTCCTGGATCAGAGCGCGTACAAGTTTATCATAAGTCAGGATCTTATCTCGAGATCTTGCCAGATGGAACCATCGTGACAAAGTCAGTAAAAGATCATATTCAATTAGCCTCAGGCAACATGACAATTTTTAATGTCGGCGATGAGAAGGGTGATAAGAATATTGAGATCACATGTAACCAAGGTAAGATTGTTATCACTGCTCAATCAGATCTCGACATCTTTGCAAACGAAGGCAATGTAGGGATCTATGCTAATAATGGCAGTGTACAGGTGGTATCAAAATCAGGCGCGGTGGATATTCAAGCCGCAATTGTTGGAATCAATGCATGAGACCGATAGTCTATGTTCCTGAAGTTCCTAATTTAGAATGTGGTCCTAACGGGCAAATATCTTTCCGTCAAATGGAAGACTATTTCGTAGGCATTGCAAAGATCATTAGCCAACTGAAGTTACAAGCAAAGTTTATTCAAGACGAGTGCGGCAAAGAACTCATCGAAGCTATTCGAGACATGGAAAAGCTAGTCGATGATATTACTGGTATTCTGATGACTGACGTCTTTAAGAAGATCAAGTCAAAAGAACAAGAGATGAAGTATAAGGTCCGCGAGTTTTTAAAAGAGATCGACGTATGGTTTCAGAAGAGGATCGTCGACGCACTACTCAAGATTGTTGATATTCTTGGAATTCCAAATCCACTTACTACCCCGATTCCATTCATTACGGCTGTAACACTCGTCGACGAAGCTGGTAATCCTGTTCGTTATCAGCCAGTAATCAACGATTTGTTTACGAAGGAAGGTAAAGTCAAGATCAAAGCTGCAATTGCCGAAGACATCGAATCGGTTCGAAAGTTTTTTGGTGATGGCAAATACGACGGAACTCTGGGTATTAAGAGTCCTGAGCATGAAGCCGAAGAATTTTGGCAGAAAGCTTTGGCATGGATGAAAGAACTGCTGAGCGATTTTATTGCCGCCTGCATCAATGCATTGATCGGCTTACTGACTAAGATTCCTATTATTGGTCCAATCATTGAAAAGATTGGAGTATTCATCGATCCTACGAAGCCTATTAAAGCGCAATTAAAACTGAAGTATGAAGATTTTAAGAAACGTATTAAGAAGGCAAAAGAAGACGTCTTATCAGGTAAAGCTATCGAAGACTTTGGAGAGAAGTTACTCCAAGAACTCATAGACTTTGTCTTGAACTTGCCGATCCCGCTCTTCGGAACCTTAGGCAATTTAATTGGTTTCGATAACGAAGAACGTAAGAAGAAAGAAACGATTCATTCAAAAGAAGAATTGTGGCATCGAATTGAAGATGCGTTCGAAGACGCCATGGAAAAGATTAAGAAGTTCTTTCAGACAGATTTGATTGCCAAGATACATGATATCATACTCAAAGCTCCAGGTTGGATTCTACAGCAGTTTCCAATCGTAGGCAAAATCCTCGACACAATCAAACTGATTATTGACATCTGTCGCGGCAAAGTATCGATTTGTCAGGTTTTAAATATCATTTTAAAACCGATATTTGGTATTCCAGATGCGATCTTAAAATTCATTCCGAATTGCATCGAGATACGTAGAACGAAGTACGGGTTAGAACCGAATCCAGACAATCTGCCAAAATGGGCTCAGCCCGCTTCTGCAACCGTGTGAAGTGGATTAGTCTAACATGTTAGATCAATATTCAGTATCAGAAAATGGATATTTCTTTTCAGATGTTAGCGAACCGACAGTTCCAACAGTTTCTTATGGGGATCTAAGCCCACCAATCGCAATACGATTTACTGTGCCAGAACCTGGAGTCACCACGGTTGAAATTGACGATTGGTATATGCCGACTTTCGTACGATGCGAACAAAATTGTGTTGATGATTTATTGTTATGTGCAGTTTATGTGTTTGCAACAGATCATGATGTTGTTGTTGATGATTGGTATCCTTTCAGACACGAAGTCAACGATACGTTTGAGGTCGGAACAGTTGTTTCGTACGAAGATTGTGATATGATTTTGACTGATTTTGTGTATGATGGCAACAACAAGCTTCTTTCTTATATTGAAACGAATAAATCTACATTTGTAATGATACGATATGATTTTACTCGTTCGGCTGGTCCAGGATTAGATGCGATTGGTAGCAACGAAGATTATCAAAACTTTGCCTTTACTGGCCAGGTTGGGCTTCTCTCTGACGATGTTGCAAATGTCGACATCGAAAACTATGAGATACTAGAAACCATCATATAATCATTATAAATAAGATAAAGTAGTAGGGTAATATGGCAGACAGAATAGATGCACTGACAACGAGGAAAACAACACAGCGTGATCCTGTGTTCACCGACTTTTATAATAACTTTAACATACATCCTCAGAACAAGAGACTCGCTCTTCACACTGACGAACAGGCTGTCAGAAGATCGATGAGAAATATCTTACAGACAAATACCAAAGAACGATTGTTTAATCCAGAATTTGGTGGTGGTCTTCGTCGATTCTTATTCGAAGATATTTCTGTGATGACTTCAGATCTTATCAAAGATGCCGTGTTCGATTCGATTACCAAATACGAACAGCGAGCTCGAATCATTGATGTCTTAGTAGTATCAAATGAGTTTGCGCATTCTTATGAAGTATCAGTCTATTATGAGATAATAAATAATGCTAATCCGCAGACACTTCAACTCACCCTTTATAGAGTAAGATAATGGCAGCAAATTCCAGTATAGTCCTTACACAGTTAGACTTCGATTCCTATAAAGACTCGTTGAAGACATTTCTGAAATCACAAGATCGATTTAAAGATTACGACTTCGACGGAAGCAACCTTTCGGTTCTTCTCGACGTGCTTTCATATAACACTTATCAGAACGCGTTCTATCTCAACATGGTCAGCAACGAGATGTTTCTTGATTCGGCGAAGTTACGTGACAGCGTTATTTCTCATGCCAAAGAATTAAACTATCTTCCGAGATCGTTTCGATCATCTTCGGCTGTCATTCAACTGGTAATTACTTCGACAGATACGGCAAAGAGATCGATCGTTATTCCAAAGGGAACATCATTTACTTCGCGTGTTGATGATTTCACTTATAACTTTAGCACTACTGAAAATTATGTTATTACAAAGAGAACTCCTTCAGGATCAAATCTTATATATGAGAGCGAGCCGATTCGAGTATACGAAGGTAGCTACCTCAGCGATACCTATACAATAAATTATGCTAATCCTCTTGTGTATAAGATTAGTAATAAAAGAGTTGATCTTGAAAGCGTATTAGTTACGGTCTTTGAAGATAACGGCACGACTATTCAAACTTACAAGAGAGCGACGTCTCTTTTTGGTCATGATGAAAACGCAAAGGTCTTTTTCTTACAACCGGGAATTGGTGACACATACGAAGTCGTCTTTGGTGACGGAGTTGTTGGAAGAAAACCAAAGAACAACTCTGCGTGTATCATTGAATATCGATCATGCAACGGAGAACTTCCGAATGGCGCATTTAAGTTTATTAATACTGCACGCATCGATAATGAAGCAAACATTGTAATTGAAACGATTACTGCTTCGGCCGACGGAGCTGTTGCAGAAGATCTGAGCTCGATTAAGTACAATGCTCCTCGTGCATTTACTACACAAGAACGTGCTGTGACTTCTGAAGACTATGAGAATCTACTCAAAGCAAACTTTCCTGAAATCAATGCAGTGGTTGCATATGGCGGAGAAGATGCAAATCCTCCCCAGTATGGCAGAATTTTCTTGTCGATCGATCTTGATGAAGTCGACGGTCTTCCAAAGATTAAAGAAGCAGAATATAAGAAATTCTTAAGATCACGTTCTTCTGTGGCGATTGAGCCACTCTTTGTTTCTCCTGATTACACATATTTATATGTCAATACAAATATCAAGTACAATATCAATCTTACCGGTTTAAATCCAGAAGATATTCGTACGAACGTTATAGATTCTATTCTGACACACGCTTCTACGAATCTAAATAACTTTGGTCGTACACTGCGCTACTCAAGATTTATTCGTGATGTCGATGCCGCAGAAAATAGTATCATTAGTAACGAAACTCAAATTGAACTCGTCAAGTATCTCACTCCGGTGCTGAGCACGACAGTGACTTCTACTCCTACGTCAACATCTGGTTCGCTTGTATCATTGGCGACTTCAGGTGTAATTTCTTCTGGTCAGAATGTAACGATTGACTTTAAAAATCCATTAAAGAACGATGTTCCAGGCAAAGGTGCAGAACACTTAATCGGTGATATTCATGTCGTAAGTTCTTCGACATTCACTTATAATGGTTTGCCAAACTGTCGTCTTGAAGATAACGGTGATGGTATCATGCGTATCATCAATACTTCTGGAACACAACATAGAACCATTCTTGATATTGGTACAGTTGACTATGATACTGGTATCGTCAGAATCAACAACTTTAATATTACTAATTACACTGGCACTTCTTTAAAAATCTATGCCAAGCCGCGTACTCTTGACATCACTTCTTCTCAGAACGTGATACTTAATATTCTTGAAAATGACGTCGACGTCACAATTGAACAGATCAGAGAATAATGAAGAATATAGAAAAAAGAATATCTCCGTTAATTCAGAGTCAATTTCCTTCTTTTTACCAAGAAGAGGGAGAGAACTTCATTGCGTTCGTGAAAGCCTACTATGAGTGGCTTGAAAACTCTGGAACATATGTTAACTATTCTGGCAATACTGTTACTCAGTATATCGCTTCGAATAACGATATTATAGAAGTCACTGCTAATCAACTTGCCAACTCAACATATATGTCGAGTATCACTCGATATCAACCAATTGATGCCAATCCACTTTATCACGCCCGCCGGTTGCCAGACTATCGCGACATTGATAGTACAACAGATGACTTTATTGTTCACTTTAAAGAGAAGTATCTGAAGAACATTCAGTTTGATACTGCTACGAATAAGAAGCTTCTTGTTAAAAACTCCCTTGATTTATATCGTGCTAAGGGTACAGAGCGCGCAGTTGATCTCTTCTTTAAGCTTGTATATGGTACGGCTGCTGAAGTACAATATCCTGCAGAAAAGATCTTTCGTCTTTCAGATGGTGTGTACGAGAAACCAGAATATCTTGAAATCGGATACTCAATCTATAATATCGACTATGTCGGAAAGCAAGTTGTGGGCCAGCTTTCAGGCGCCAAAGCTTTCGTTGAGAAGTACATTCGTAGAAGAGTTGGTAAAGGTTTCGTTAATCTACTTTATATTTCTGGAAGACAAGGCGAATTTCGTAACGGCGAAGTGGTTGGTCTCAATATTAATAATGAACCCGTATTCGATATTACCAAAAGATCGAAACTCGTAGGATCTGTAAAAAGAGTTACAGTTCAGACACGCGGCCGAGACTTTACTGTCGGAGACATCGTAAGATTTACGAACAGCGATCGTGGGCTCGGCGGTTTAGCAAGAGTAGAATCTACGAATTCGGCTGCTGGTCTCGTAGATTTCATTTTTATAGACGGCGGATATGGATATACTCTCAACACAGAATCGATTGTCTCTGAGAAAGTATTAAACCTGAATGAAGTCACTGCAGATTTTACTGCTGAAAATTACTATCGACTGTTCGAACGTGGTGTTCAACCTGTAGTCAATATCGGATACAGTGCGGCCACATCAAACGTTTCTGTAGGAAATACTGTATATCGTTACGCGGCAAATGGCATGCTTGCTGCACAAGGAAGAGTACTCGAAGTTGCACGTTCTTCGAATACAAACGGTTTTATCTCGATATCACATACTTCAGGCGTATTCGTTCCATCTGCTACCTATTATACCGGAACGAATAACACAGGAACAAGCTTTACAGCAAGTACACTGACAGACAAGTCAATGTCTGGTAAGTTCATGAACATACCGACAGATTATGCTGTTATTATTACTGCGCCTTCTTCTACATTTATGGTAGGTGATGTCGTACAGCAACAGAATGCAGGATATATTACTGCTTCTGGTACAGTGGCAAATGTGATCCAGCTCGAAGGTGAAGTTCAACTTACTCTTGCCAATGCTCGTGGTGCTTTCAAAAACAGTAAGCGGATGGCGGATTGGGATTACAAAGTTGGAACAGGCACAATCACTACATCTACTACCAGCAATGTAGTCACTGGAACATCCACTGCTTTTAATAACAACTACATCAACTCTACACTTTATGTCACAGGCAACACGTCGATTGGTAACGTAGTCAGTGTAACCAATTCAACTTCTCTTATACTTTCTGCAAACGCATCGGCAAACGCGACTGGAAATGCTCATAACTACGGTTTAACGTATAAGCTTATCAATCAAACCAACAATCAAATCTTTGCGAACGTCAGTTATGTGAATCTAAACGCTGGTTTATATGACATTAAGAAGCAAGTCCATGTCATTGCGTTTGATGAATGCTCTTCGAATAACGTTACCTTTGCGAATAACATCTACATCTACAACAGCGCGAATGCGATTGTTGCTGAAGGTACTGTAATCACTGCTAACTATGCTTCTGGATCAAACAGCGGAACGTTAACATTTCTTTCTCGTAAAGGATACTGGAACGAAACAGATACGGTATACACCGCTGCAAACGCAGATAACTTTAAGATTACATCTTATTCGCTCGACATTACCGGTGGCGACTATGTTCGTTCATTCCCTTCGAAGATCGTTGCTCCGCTTTCAAATACCACCGCAAATATATCATCGATTAGTTTTGGAACAGGCGCTGGATTTGGTGTAGGTACGATTGGTGAAACAGAAGTCATCTTCATTGGTACAGATCTCATTGCCGCCAACAGTCAAGATACACTCGACTATAGCCGCCTTCAACTCTCTGTAACAGCGAATACTGGATTCGATGAAGGTCAAAGAGTATATCAACAGATCCGCAAGGTTTCATTTAATCCTTCGACTGCTGCAAATGCAACGACAGGGTTTATTACTATTACAGATGCTAATACTTACTATATTGCAGGTGAGAGTGTTACATATGAAGTTGCCGCAGGAAATACAGTAATCAGTGGACTCGAAAGCGGTAAACCTTATTACGTTGCATTCTCAAATACCACTGGACTCATTCTTTCGAGTCCTGCGAACAAGTACATTCATATTAATAGCACGAGTTTCCCTGGCGAAAGCTTTGCGAATACATCATTCAATATTCCGGCATTCGCGGCGACTAGAGCCAACGAGTCTGGTCACTTCTTATATAAGACTGCGCATGCAACATTATATGATGTGACAGGAACGAATCTTCTTATCAAGGATCCTATTCGCGACTTTGGTTTCACAAACACCACTTCTACTCCTGCAAATAGCAATATTCTTGTATATGGCAACAATCTTGTGAATACTGCAATTACAGCAGTGGCAGAATTATCGACGATTGCACAAGCGAATCAGGTGTTCGCTTCAGAGTTTATCTCTTCAGATGCTTTTGGATTTCCAAAGAATCCACAAGGCAACTTACTCGATAATCTATATGCATGTTTGACATTTGGTAGATTTGAAATCGGTATCATTGGATCACTTAATCAGATCAATCCAGGTGAAGACTATAACGTTGATCCATTTGTGCTTGCTCACCAACCATATATTGCAGGATTCGATCGTAAAGACTTTGTGATTACATTTGAAAATGCAACGAGAAACTTTGTTGTCGGAGAAATAGTAAACCAATCTCAGGCAAATCTGAAATTCTTTGATCTGCAAGTTTCTTCTGGTGCATATAGCAATACGTATGATGCCAAGACGTTTACTGTACAATCTCAGTACGAAGCCAACAGCGCATCAGAATTTATCTTCTATCGTAACATCACGTCGTCGTTTAATCCTACGGACGAAGTCAACTCGAATACAGATTTTATTACAATCACTGGCAACGAGTTTGCAGCGAATGATCTTGTTCGTTACTTTACTGATAATGCGAATACGGCTGTGACAGGCCTATCGAACAACGGCTTCTACTACGTTCTTACTTCTAATACTACTGGTGTTACTCTCACAACCGAAGCAGCAAATACACTCGCGAAAGTGAATATTACGCAGAGCTCGAACGTAGCAGAGTTTAACTCAAACACTAACGTGCAGAACAGTAATGATTTTATTCAGATTGCGACTGCGAATACTTTATTTGCCAACGGTAGTCAAGTCAGATATGTTGTGACAGATGATGTTGCCGCGGTTTCTGGTCTCGAAGCGAATGCTCTGTATTATGTTCGCTATGCAAATAGCACTGGCTTAGCACTTTCATTGACAGCCGGTGGAGCCAACGTCGATTTAACTGCAGCAAATCCTGGAAGTAATGGGCACTTCCTTAGAAATTACAATCCTGACTTGATTGGTCATCAGCTACGTAGCTATACGAACGAGTTCGCCAATGGTCAAATCGTTCAATACAGAATTCCGAATGGCAATACTGCCATCAGCGGTTTGACAGCAAATGCTGTTTACTATGTTGTTGCTGCGAACACCGTAGGATTTAAATTAGCTTCTACTTTAAGCGGATCTGCAATCAACATTACTGCCAACTCGACAGGCGGTGAATCACATACGATCGCAACTCTTCCAGGCTACCTACCAAAAGATAAGCTATTCCAGACGAATAGCACCGGTGGCATTGTCAACTCTACAGTCTCTTCAGTTTTCTCCAACACAACTGGAAATTATATCAGAGTCACTGGAAACAATGCTCCGCTTGTCAATAACTCAATCATCTTTTCATACACTGTACCGACAGCGAATGGTCTTGTTTCGAGCGTAAGTCTTTTCGAGATTGTATCGACTGCCAAAGCCATTGTAAAATCAAGTAACAGTTCTCAGATGCTTGCCAAGAGAATCACATTCGAAAACACTTGGTTGCCGAATGAGCCAATGATCGGCGAAGTCTCCGGTGCCGAAGCTGACGTAATAGGCGTGACTGAAGATATCACAGAATTATATCCTATCGGTTTGAATGCAGATATTACGGCAAACGTTGTGACATCGGACGGTGAAGTCACTGCTCTTCAAGTCATCGATTCAGGTTTTGCATATTCGAATGCCGAAATCGTTGACTTTGTATCAGAAGATAATCTGAGATCTGGTACAGCAAAGATTGTTCTCGACGGTCATGGCCTTGGAATCGGATATTACAGAAGCTCGAAAGGATTCTTGTCTGACGATATCTACGTGCACGACGGAGACTATTACCAAGAGTATTCATATGAGATTCTTTCGAAGATCTCAGTAGACAGATATTCTGACATGTTCAAGAAAGTCATGCATATGGCAGGAACAAAGTTCTTCGGATCTGCATTGATCGTAGAAGAAGCGAACGCGGCGCTAGCTTTGACAAGCATTTCTACTGGGCAAGAAATTCAATTTAACTCGAACGACGACGTTTCGACTGTAAATGATACAATTGAAACAGATATTGAAGATGTCAGTTTCAAGTTTAAGGTAATGGATGTCAACAATGATACTGATCTAATATCGTTAGGGACTAATCCTTATTATACCACATTCCCACTAAATGTACATGATTATTTACAATATACTACGTTAGAAGCACAAACACTTGGTGTAGGAACTTCTTCGAGTCTATCGAATAACGAGTACTATTACGTAGTGTTCGCGAATACGACAGGTATCAAGATCTCTGAAACAAGAGGCGGAGATGCTCTGAATTTGAATACTGTTGCAATCAGTAATACGCTCGAACTGCACACTGTAACAAAACTGATTAATCCGTTTGCGAATGGAGACTTGGTTCTTTACACCACTTCGAACACAGCTGTAGAAGCAAACGTATCATTGACGTTTGTTACAAATACAATTAGTTCGAATACGATTAGTGTAACAAATAATCTCTTCAGAAGAGGTGATGTTGTAAAGTACACAAAAAATGGTGGATCTGCTGCTATCGGTCTTACAGAAGGTAACGAGTTTTTCATTCGAAGCGCAAACTCTACGGCAATAAAGCTTGCAAACTCTATCGGTAAAGCGGTAAGTGTTTACTCGAATGCAACCGTAGAAACACACATTCTTAGAATTGAAAAACTAGCTAATAATCAAAACTATTATGTCGTAAATACTACTCCAAATACGGTGAAACTATCGTTAACCGCGAATGGAAGTCCTATAAATATAACAGCGAATGGTAGCACTAGCGGAGATATCAACGCTGGTCACTTCTTGACAAAGACGATAGAGGAATAAATGGCAGTAACTCAAAAACTCATTACGAGTAGTTTTAATGTAGCGGCAGCTGCAAACTTCATGAATAGCTTTGCTAACAATGATTACTTTGTGTATGCTGCTCGTCATATTCCTTATGCTAACAGCGACACGATTATTCCTGTTCCGAATAATAGCATTCGTGATACAGATACGAATGTCTATGACAACATGATCTTCGCGAAGAGAATTTCTTCTGATGATGCAGTTCATATGGCGAAAAAGAACTTGTGGCAATCAAACACACACTATGCGATGTATGATCATCTTGACGGAGATCTTGAAACTAAGAACTTCTTTATCACTGTCGATGACGATACAGAATACAACGTTTGGAAGTGCTTGTTCAACAAAAGCACTGATACTATCAATGTCAACTCGACTGTTGCACCTTCTCGTGTAGGTAGTGCCGCTGATCTCAATCCTGTCGAAACAGGCGATGGTTATGTATGGAAATACATGTACACTATCACAAAATCTCAGTACGAAAAGTTTGCTACTTCGCAATACATTCCTATCATTGCCAACACCGCGGTGATCGATGGAGCAACTCGAGGAACGATTGAAGTCATTAAGGTAGAAGATCCCGGCGCAGGCTATGACAACTATATTGCCAGTGCCACACTCTTAACTTCAGATATTACTGTTCAAGGTATTCCTACATTTTATGGTGCACCAGCGACAGCAGTATCAATCGATGACTACTATCAAGGTTGTGTCATGAAGATGACTTCGGGTCTTGCTATCGGCGAGTATCGAAGAATCGTTAACTATGAAGGCACTTCTGCGCAGAAGAAATTTATTCTTGATTCCTCATTTATTAATACTCCTTCTGCTGGAGACACTTATGAAGTATATCCATATGCATTCGTTTGGGGAGACGGCGAAGAGTCGACTCCTGCAGAAGGAATTGTATATATCGATGCGGCATCTACAAATTCCGTAAATAGAGTCGAATTGCTAGCGGTAGGAGAAAACTATCGAAAGGCTGAATCATATGTTTCTGAACAGCCTATTACTATTCCTCCATCTATTTTCGACGAAACATTTATTCAGCTTCCTCCGGTTGTGTCAAGTTCTACATACTTCGCACCAGCATCATTGCGTCCAATCATTTCTCCAAAGAATGGTCATGGCTCAGATCCTTACAATGAACTCTTTGCAAAAAGAATATGCATCAGCGCTAAGTTTAATAATAGCGAGAGCGGCATCATTTCTACAGAAAACGATTTTAGACAAGTCGGCGTAATTAAGAATCCGGCCTTTACAAAAGTTGATATGAATATCAACAATGTAATTGGTCCAGGTTTTTCTGTTGGTGAGAAAGTCTATCAATATAGAAAGTTAAAGCTGCACGGCAACGTTTCTATTACTTCCGCAAGCACGACGATTGAAAAGACAGACTTTGGTCTTCTTTCGACTACTGCTACTATCGTAAGCGGTGGAACAGGATACGATAGCACTGCGAACAATCAACTCGTCTTCAACAATTCAGGAACCGATGGAACTGGTGCAGCTGCAACCTTTGCAAACAATGGTTCAGGAGTTATTACATCTGTTACAATTACTAACGCCGGGACTGGATATACTTCAGCTCCTCTCATTACGATTAATGGAGATGCAAGTGTATCAGGATCGAACGGAGTTATTACTGTAGTTCTTAGAAATCCAGATGCTCCTACTTACAAAGATGCCTTTGAAGTTGGTGATTATGTTCTTGTCACAGACGGTTCGAATAACTACATCTCGACAGTCGCCAATGTTCCACAAGACTATCGTATTACGACTGCAAATACAAATAGCTCGTTTACGGCAGAAGATTGCGAAGTGTCAGCTATCGTTGTAGAAGCGAGCGGCACAGTTGCATTCTCTGGACCAAGTCAGATTGAATTGTCAAACGTCGCAGGCGTATTTACTTCTGGCAGTCGTATCATCGGCGTTGGTGGTATGTCAGGAGACACCGTAGTTCCTGTGTCGGGTACGACAGCATCTATTACTGGAACGATTGAAATCAACGACAGAGTAGCAAGTTCATTCAACTACTCTCGCCAGCTAACTCGATTGATTGGCACATTTAGCACTGGCGGCGTGCCGTTCCTCGAAGATGAAGAGATTAAGCAAGAAAGTCTTATTTCATATGCGCAACCGCGCGGTAGAGTCCACCATCTCGATGAGATCGATGGTTCTGACATACTATGGATTAGCAATAAGTCAGGTATCTTCAATCTTGATCCTCGCGGAGTCAGAGATATCGCAGGCGTAGTATCTTCTGCAGAGCTTTCCCCATTATTGAATAAATACAATGGAGACTTTGTAGTCGGTAGCGGCGAGGTTCTTTACTTAGAGAATCTTGATCCTATCGCTCGTAACGATAACAAATCAGAAATTATAAAGATAGTATTGGAGTTTTAATTAAATGGCTCTGGAAACCAACCTAAACGTATCTCCTTATTTTGATGACTTCGACGTCAAGAAAGACTTTTATAAAGTCTTGTTCCAGCCTGGTGTCGCAGTCCAAGCCCGTGAGCTTAACCAGCTCCAGTCAATCTTGCAAAATCAAATTGAGAAGTTTGGTGACAACGTATTCAAGCGTGGCACAATCATCGATGGTTGTACGATTACTAAGCATGATAAAGTTCCTTATATCAAGATCAACGATCTGACGACCGATGGTCTACAAGTCGATATCACTCTTTATAACAACTTATATGTTAAGAATGCTGCAAACGTCGAAGCATACATCGTAAAGACGGCTGCTGGTCTGCAATCTCGTTCACCAGATTTGAACACTCTGTTTGTGAACTACATCAGTTCGGGAAATAATTTCTCAACAGATTCATTTGCTGCAGATGAAACTCTTACAGTTTTCAATAAGTCTTATCCTATCTTCAATATCAAAGTAAACGATGGCGCTTCGAAGTTTAGTAATAGCGACACGGTTGTAGTGATGTCGGCACTTGCTGTACAAAATAGTACTGGCGGTGCAGCAGCAGCTGCAAGCTTTGTGGCCGGATCTGTAATTCAGAACGGTGTTGCAAATGCCGTGATTATCGAAGCGAATACAACTGCTAATAGCTCTGCTCTTATCTTGAAGGTGAGACCAGAATATTCTGATCTTATTTCTGCAAATACGATTAAGTTCCGATTTGCAGCTGGCGAGCAGATTCGTAACTTCGGATCTGGTGTATCTGCTAACGTAGTTGCAATTGTTGGTTCAGGTGCCGTTGGTTCACTTACAACAGACAGTCTAGGTAAAGTCACAGCTGTTCAGATCATTGGACAAGGTTCAGGCTATTATGTCGAACCGCATGTTACCATCGCAAATAACTCGACCACTTCTACATTTACTGCCACCGAATTAGGCGAGCTCGAACTTGCAGCAGAAACATTCCTTGCTACGATCCAAGTAGCAAACGCGACAGCTGTTCCTATCGGAACTGGTTATGGCGTTACGATCGGCGAAGGCACAATCTATCAGAAAGGATTCTTCTCGAGAGTTGCTTCTCAGTTTGAAGTTGTGAACAAGTATTCGAATACTGGCTTTGATAAGTCTGTCGGTTTCTATACAAACGAAAGCATCGTCAATTCGAACCAAGATCAGTCACTTCTTGACAACGCCACTGGTACTTTCAACTTTGCCGCTCCTGGTGCAGATCGTCTAAAGCTGACACCAGTCATCAGCGTACTGACAAAAGCCGAAGCTGATGCAAACTCAGAATTTCTTCCTATCATCGAGTTCACAGATGGTCGTCCTTATCGTGTAAATCAAGACACCGTCTATAATGTCATCGGACGTCAACTCGCAGCAAGAACTTACGAAGAATCTGGCAACTATGTCATCGATCAGTTCCTTACACTGACGAAAGATTCTGGCACATTCTCAGATACTGCTAGCCTTGTCAAGATGAACATTGATCCGGGTAAAGCTTATATCAACGGTATTCGTATCGAAACTATCGACAACTATAAGCAAAACATGAATAAGGGTACGACGAAGCTGAATGATCCTGCTTCGCAAACTCGTCTCGGTTATGGTAACTATTTCGAAGTCGACGAACTTGCCGGTTCGTTCAACTTTGACATCGGTGGTCAAGTAGATCTTTATGCGAATGCCGCCAATTATATTAGCACTGGCTCGACTACAATTTCCCCAGTCGGAACGAAGATTGGTACAGCAAGACTCCGCACTTTTGCTTATCAGAGTGGAGATGTAGGTAATTCGAATGCCGTATACAGAATGTATCTCTTTGACATTAAGATGAACGGCGGTTCAAATACTAAGGACGTAAGAAGCATCTACTATAGCAGTGGCAATAAAGCAATTGCTGACGTAGTAATTGATGCTACTCTTGGAGCAGTACTTCGAGATACTTCAGACTCATCGCTTCTTTTCAAGTTAAAGAATGCTACGTCGAATGTTTCTAACATCACATATCAATACAGAACCATTAACACAACTGAAACTTCTAATTCTGACGGTTATGTTGTTTTAAATCTTTCATCAAATGAATATTTCCCGTATACAGAAGAGCTGAATACTTCTGAGAAACGCGATTTGATTGTAATTCCTAATGGTAACTTTAAGTCTCAGATAACCGCAACAGGCACTATTAGTACTGCTAATAATACGACTGCTAATGTTGTAGGAACTGGTTCATTATTTACTACACAATTTTCTCCTGGAGATTATGTTCTTCTTGCCAATTCTACGGCTGGAAATACTGCTGTGGCCCAAATCGCATCGATTGCAAATAGTACATTAATGACTCTCGCCACTGCTCCAGGCAAAACATACTCTGGTGGTAGCATTACTCTTTATTATCCACAGAATATTCCGATCTCACTGACAAATAAAGCCACGAAGTGGGCGAACGTTGATAGTTCGAACAGTCAAGTCATGACGATCTACTTCGGTAATAATGTTGCGAATGCTACTTCAAATGCCGCCGCGTCGATGCCTGTTTCGGTGGTGTATAATGCACAAAGAAACAATGTAAGCTCTGCTGCCAAGACGTCAAATCGTGGTAACTATGCAAGAATTCGTATTGCAAATAACAACAGCGCAGGTATTCAAGGACCATGGCCGCTCGGTGTATCTGACGTATATCGCCTTCGTGGAGTATACAAGAAAGACGCGACTGCTCAAGATATTACGTTTAACGTAGCCACAGATATTACAGGATCTGGAACCGCTAACGCGTTTATTACTATCACGAATAACCCATTCGCGAACGGCGATTCTCTTCTATATTCGAATGCTGCAGGTGTCGGAGTACTCGGTGGCCTTGCAAATGCTACCACATACTTTGCCGTATATGCAAATACATCTGGATTCGCACTCTCTGCTACTCGCGGCGGAGCAAATCTTACACTGACTTCAAACAG